TCTTTCAGAAGAGATAAAAAAGAATGGCGGATCTTTAAATATGGAACAAATGATGAAATTAATGGGTCAGTAACTTTAATTAAGTATTTATACAAAATGATCTTTATATACTCTAACTCCCTTACTTTCCGATCCAAATGCAATTGTATCACCGCTGCTATTTATAGTAACAGCATAAGTACTAATAGTGTTACCGCCAATTAAAGACGGACCCTTTTTTATCCAATTTGTTCCGTCATAATGATATATATAAACAAGACTTTTTGCTGTAAAAGGATAGTAATCCAAATTGTCAACAATAGCTACCTTGTCTCCGATTTGATTCATTGAAACTGAAGAACCAAAAGTGTCATTTACTATTCTCCTGCCAAAAATATCAGCTCCTAATTTAATCCACGTACTAGTTGCAGCATTCCAAGAATATACCCTAGCATATCCACCAGTAAGATTTGATTGATCAGAATCGGGATAATAATATGCATAATCTCCATGCGCTCCAAGTATTATTCTATCGCCAGCCGCATTCATTGAAAGACCAAAGCCTAAATTATCTTTTTCAGCGCTACCATAAATAGTTTGTCCCATTTGTGTCCATTGTGAACCATTCCATGAATATATTTTTGTGTATCCACATCTATATACTTCAGGAAAAGGAAAACTACCATATGCAGCGCTAATAGCAATTATATTTCCATCTGCACTCATGGCTACTTTAAAACCAAATTGATCGGTTCCTGACCCTGACAAAGTATTTCCTAATTGCGTCCATTGTGCGCCATCCCATGAAAAAACTGCTGCCGCAACACCTCTGTAATTACCAACTATTATCCTATCTCCAGCAGCGTTCATTGCAAGATCTTCACCAAAACCATAAGCGCTTGAAATAGTATTTCCTAATTGCGCCCATTGGGAATTATTGAATTCATATATTTTAGCAGTTCCTGCTGCAAAATCACCTGCAGCTATTCTATTTCCAGCGGAATTTATTGTTACCCCACGACCAAAAGAATATGGACCAGTGAAGCCACCCTCTTCGACCCATTCGTCATTAATTTTTGAATATATTTTTACTAAACCATTAAAACTACTGCGTCCAGGGAGTGCGCCAATTACAATTTTATTTCCATCTGCATTTATTTTCGAAACAACTCCAAATCTGTAATTACCATTGTTATAATCATATGGTGGCCCATAAATTATATCAAGTGGAAAAAATCTATAAAAAGAAGAAATTTTTATTTTCTTGGGAATACTGCTTAATTTATTTAAAAAAGCCATATTAAGAATAAAATCCTAAAGATCCGATTAAAGACCAATGACTGCTTGAGACTCCAGTTCTTATTGCCACAATTGAATACATATTAACTGCAGATAATTCTGGACTTGGGTTTCCTCCCCCACCAGCCCACTTCACAGTACATAAATTGCCATCTATGTAAACTCCAGTTAAACAGTAGGCCGTTAATCCTACATTATAAATAAACGTAGCAGAAATACTATTAAAAGCTGGAACTAAATTACTAAGAGTACAAGCGCTACTGCCTCTTAAATTTAAAGTAAAATTACTAGTTGCATCTCCAGCATAATACAAAGAAGATCCAGAAATTAAATCAAAATTAATTGAACTTGTAGCGCCAGAAGAAGTAACAAACATATTTTCCGCTACAGTTTTAACTGCTAAATATCCATTTCCAGTAGTTAAATAGTTTGAACGCGCATAGCCAGTAGTTTCGGCAGTTTGAGCGGCCACCCAAGCGCTACCATTCCAGCATAATGCTGAATTTGCGCTTGTGCCATTTGGTAATGCAGTTCCTCCGCCAGCAGAAGTTCCAGCCACCCAATTTGTCCCATCATAACATATAACACAGCCAGCAGTTGGAGAACTTGGACATTTAACATACGCAAAAGATCCAGTTTGTCCAGTTGTAACAAAACTTCCAGTTCCTGCGATAGACCCAAATGCACAAAGATTGTTTACAAATAATGTATTATTAGCATTTGCAGTTATACCAGAACCAATCACAACTGCTCCAATAAGATTGCAGATAGTATTTCTAGGTCCAATAATAGTAGAGCTTAAAGCTCCCGTCATTAAGCAAGAGTTTGTGCCGTTAATTAATGTATTAAAAGATCCAGAACAAATACATCCACAGCAAGAATTTATAATTGTATTATTATTTGTGTTAAAGCATCCGCCAATTCTAGAACTCTCTCCACCAATAATTATGTTACCGCTTTGAACAAAACTACTTGAATGGCATAATCTATTACAACTTCCACCAACAATTACAGATAGAGATGCACCATTGATTATATTACCTCGTCCACCATTTACAACTGCATCAACTGAAGCTGAACAGATAAAATTATTTTGTCCACCAATAACTGAAGATCTAGATGAGAGGTTAACCCCATTACAACATCCGCCAAGTATAGTAGCACTGAAAGTTCCAATTCCACAAATACTTGAAGTTAAGCTATTGACTATAGTCATTGCACTTCCACCCCTAATTAAATTCCCACTACCATTTAGAATTGAAGAATAAAATCCTCCAGATATGGAATTGCGAGCACCATTTAAAATTTCTGAAAAACACGATCCGCTAAAAATACAATTAGTAAATCCATTTTCTATGTAATTGAAACACCCTAATTGAGTAATACAATTGAAAGATCCATTATTTATTTGAGAATTTAATTGTCCCGTAATTAAGTTATTGTTGCCTTGAAAAACAGCAGAACCAGTAGAATTAGAAACTGTATTTAAATCATACTTATAATTCAAATTACAATTTACAGTATCGGAAATGAATGGATTAAAATTACCAGTTTGACCAGTTGCTACATAAGTTTGTCCAGTAGTCCAAGCACTTCCATCCCAGCATAATGCAGAATTTTCGGTCGAACCATTTGGTAATGTAGTTCCGCCACCACCACCGCCAGCGGAAGTGCCAGCAACCCAGTTTGATCCATCATAACAAATCACACAACCAGCACTTGGAGAAGATGGACATTTAACATAATTTAAACTTCCTGTCTGACCTGTATTTACAAAACAATTGCGTGCATAGCCAGTAGTTTCAAAAATACCAGTAGCAGAAGAATCAACAAACGATGCTGAACAAGCACCAGATGTAAAAGAAATTGTATTTGTTACGTGATTAAACTTTATGGCCATACTATATAGGTTTTACACTGTACTTAAGAATAGGTTGAATTAATTTTTAAGAGATCTATTTTAGCCAACCATCTCATTTGGCTAGAAGAATCTCCAATTACTTCAATCTTTAAAGATCCATCAATTTTGCTTGCAATAGCATTAACATCATAACTAAAATGTGTTCTTGCGAAAATTACTTTTGAAACACTATTAGTGAAATCTACAGAATCAAAAGAAACAGATTCAGTATTTGATCTTTTAATCATTCCCTTCAATTCAAACGAAGCATATTTACCATTACCAGCACCAACAATATTTGCGGTAAATAATATATGATTTTTTAAATCTAAATTTACAATTGAATCTTGTCCATCAATAAGAATTTTTGTTGCTGAAGAATTTGTTGTGGCTACTCTTCCAATTACGAAAGAATATTGAGAATCTCCATCTTCAGAAAACCTACCGTTCGAAAAAGCTACTTCTCCATACTGCTTTGTAATAATATTTGAGCCAAATGTTTGAGAATAATCGCCAGAGGCTATATTTTCAGAACCAATCGCTAGAGCATAGTTTCCAATTACTTGATTATTGGCATTTTTTAAACCATATGAATTTATACCACTACCAGTTTCAAAAATAGAACTTGAAGTTGCGAACGATCCTGTTTGACCAGTTGTTATATAACAGACTCGCGCATATCCAGTCGTTTCATAAGGCGTTAAGTCAACGCTACAAGTTTGAATAGCGGAGGCTAGATCTCCAGTACTATAAGCAATAAAATTACTTCCATTCCAAAGCGGAAAATCACCACTTTCGGCACCGCTAAATTTTATAACGTTTTGCCCACAGGCATAACCATCTGTTAGAACTGTAGTTAATTGCTGATCGCAATTTCTATAGTAAATTGTTTCATCGGCAAGTTGAACATAAAGTTCGCCACTACATAATCCAGTAACTTCTGGAACTCTCCCCGTTATGGAAGTTCTTCTTTGTAAAAATCTGAGATATGTAGACATTTTACATAATTACACTTAATTATTAGACATCTTCGCCAGCATCATAAATTCCATCGTTTGATTCTGGCAACACATCTCCATCGGCAGAAGAAGAATAATCCAAAATAGAACCAGAAATAGAAACAGACTCATAACCTCCAACTTGAAGCGGTTTTGCTTGATAAATATTGTATTTACCAACTAAACCGTCTAGTTTTTGTTTTGATTCTTTTGCAAGATCTCTATAAACTTTTCCAACTTCATTTCTATTAACGAAAGTAATTTGATTATCTCCGTCAGAAACTGAAAGAATATTATCTCCAGCATTTGATGTCGCAGTGATTCCTCTTAAAATATTCCTAGACTGTTTATTATAAAAATTATATAAGTATATTTCTTTATATATTGCTTGTTCTTCCAAACCAAGACTGGGATTAGATCCAGAAAAATTTGTATTCAACATTGTATTCAATAATCCCAAATTTTCATCAAACCAACCAGAAATATGCTGATAGCTTACTGCTGAAGAATCCGAATCGAATTCAGTTCTAAATATGCCACTGGCTAATATTCCTAATTGACTCATTAAAATGTTTCTCCTAAAATTCTAATAGTTTGAGTGTGTTCTGGATTATTTTTATCCAATTTTATTTCTTTTACTGGTTGAGGGATCAAATTTCTTCTTGAATTTTTTGTGTAAGACTTAAATTCTTTAACTAATGAAGCTTTTAATCTACTTTTATCCAAGAAAGGATTTAAACCCACTCTTTGAGCCAACCTTTGCATGTCTGATTGAGTAGATTGCTTTAAATTCTCTTCAAATACTTCTAGTTCATTTGTTCCAAATGGACTAATTTTATTTACACCAAGTAATTCTTCCAAAGCTTTTTGTTTTTCTACAAAATCTTTTCCATTAGTTTGTTCTAGATCGTCGATATTTTTCATGCTATTTATTATAAAAAAAATGGCCGCTCTTTAAAGGAGCGGCCAAGTTTTAATTTGTTAATTCAGACTAGGAACGTTTGACAATCTTGCCGAAGAGTGCGCGTGTATCGAGTACCATACGTCCTTCTTCAAGAGAACCAAAGTAACCAATCTTACCTTGACGGATGCTGTATTGATCATCAGCAATCAAGCTGAATTCAGAACCATTTTCGCCATCAGTCGCTACTGCACGAATTAATGATTCACGATTACGATTGATGCCAAGTAACAATTCGTCCTTAGTGCCATCGAAATCATTTCCAGATCCAGCATTAGCACCAACATAGCCACCATCAGCTTTGAGCCATTGAGTTGTGCTTGCTACAGTGTCAAAGATTGTATTGAACTTTCTTCCAAGGCCAAATTCATTGAAGATCAATAAATTAACTCCATAGAAAGAAGGAACACCAGCACCATTGAACAATCCAACACGAACGGACTCAGGAGCAGCGATACCAGGGTTGCTGCCATCTGGAGTTTCATTCAAAACACCTTTAGTGCTAATTGGATTGTAAGCCATTGCGCGAAGTTCTTCTTCGATTTCTGGAGAAATCATCAAATCAGTGATTCCCATTCCAGAAACTCCACCTGCAGGAGTACCAGCAGAGAACGTAGTGAAAATTCTACGTGAGAGAGTGAGAAGTTCATTCATGTCTTGAAGCAAGAAACGATTGGTTGCATTAGCTCTTTGGATGTGCTTTTTACCATTTGTTTCAGCGTTAGCCAAAGATGTCAAAATTAAGTTTCCAGAAGTTCTTTCTTGCTTGAAAAGAATTTCTTGAGCCATGCGGGTGAAGGTTTTGCTAACCACATCCATGCGGCTCTTAGCTGCATAACGCTTATCGAAACTGAGGGCAGAATCGAGAGTGTAGGTGGTCAACTTCATTTCTTGAGTGACAGGCAACACTTGGTTAGTGGGAAGACCACCAGCTACTTGTTGGCTGTAAACAGTGATATAATCTTCATCAGTGATGTCGTAATACAAATCCAAAGGAATTGAAGGATTATCTTCAGCATTGAATTGAAGAGTTGAGAAGAGATTCGACAACACAGGAGCGTTGTTGATTACTTCAGCGAGAACAGGTCCAAGAAATTGCGCTAAAGCTACTTGAGCTTCATATGCAACGTCACGATTTTTGGAGGCCATAGCCTTTACCAATTCGATCTGTTCGGGAGTTCTTTTGAGTGAGATTTTCATATCTTTATTTTATTTAAATTAGAAACCTAGTTTGATGATCGCGTAAGAACCAGAGAATGCGTCTCCTTGAGTTGAGCCATCTTTCAACTTATAGGAAATTCCATTATCTCCTCTTGTTCCTTTTGCTAAAACTGTTCCAAGTGCTACTGCGTCATTAAGACCAGCACCAGTGATTTTTCCAGCGTTAGCTGAAAGTTTGAAAGAAGATCCAACAGTTAAAGATCCATCAATTGCTGCGGAACTTAATGTGAATACACCTCTTGTAGCGATTGGTACAGCTTGTCCAGGCAATAGGACTTGATGATCCATAGCTTTTTGAGGATAATAGAGAAGTTTTTCACCATTCTCGTCATACTTTGCAGTTTCAAAGAGAGTGATCCCAAGTGGGAATCTATCTCCAGAAGCAGCAGGAGTTACTTTCAAGCTGACTTTTGGATAACCATTTGCTCCGACATACGGAAAATCAGTCTTACCTAAGTAAGAATCAGAAGTGTATGTAACTGGATCTGCATCCAAATCACCAGCGCTAACTTTAACGAAAACTCCAGCATCGCCAGAATGAGTTTCTGTGATACTTTGAGTAGCTGTTAAAACGCTATCATCGAGTGCGAACATGTTGATAACTTCATGCTCGTTATATTGTCTAAAGGGTAATAGTCTTTTGCCCATAATGTTTTATATTGTTGATTTTTCTGTTAAGAAATTGTGATGTTTTCCCTTTTGAAAGCTTCTGAGAATTTTTCGTAAAGGGATTTGTTTGGTTTTGAAGATTCTTGATTATTGTTTGGTACTCCAGCCTCAACAGCTTTAGCATTGTCTAAAATTTCATCTACTGAGTTTGAAGCTTTGGATTTTTGGAATTCAGAAAGTCTTTTTTCAACTTCTGCATCGATAGCAGCCTTCATTTCTTTTTCTTTTTCTTCTTTAGCTTTTTTATTCTTATTCTTCCAAAGAACTGCCATTTTATTTTTATAAGCAGCGAAAGTTTCTTCTGATTCGTCTAAAGATTGAATGTCTGCAGCCAAAATTTGACGATCTTCGTCGTCTAGATCGAAAGCTTCATCGATTTCTTGCATTCTTTGATTGAAACGAGCTTTAGCTAATTCAGATTTTTTATGATCTTCGAATTCTTGAAGCTTGGAAAGAGCATCGGCCAATTGCTGCTTTACTTCTTCAACTGAGGCTTTAAGTTCTAGTTTTTCTTTTTCAGATGCTTCTTGGTTTAATTTGGCAGCATCTAATTGTTGGCGATATTCCGCATCTTTTTGTTTAATAGCTTCAGTGAAAGTAGCAGTCATGTTAGCTGCAGTCTCTTGAGAGACTTTCTTTTCGGTTAAAGCTTCCTTAACTTCAGAAATAAAATTGTCTAAATTCATATCACTTTCTTTTTGAGAATTTACATCGTTATTTTTTGAATGGGAATTTTTTTTGTTAAAAAAGTGTGACTTATACTGATATACTTTAGCTTTAGGCTCCTCTTTAATTTCGTAATTGTCAGCTCTTTCAGTAATAATGCCATTAACATCAGCGGCTGGATTAGTAGTAAATCCAATACCAAGTGGATAAACTTCACCCACAACTAGTCTGTAAATTTTTGTTCCATCGTCTAATCTTCCAGATCCTCCATAAGATTTTAGCTTACCCTTTAATTCATTAATTTGTTTTTCGTTTGTTACGATCTCTGCTTCTTTTAAATTTTCAGAACCTATTGCAATTTTGTACTCATTAAATCCTAATTCCCAACTTGTTGATATTTTTCCATAATACTCGCTATTCGTATCTTCCGAAGAAGCTTGTAAAGCATTAACAAATTCTTTATTAACAAATTTATAAACAACTGCGCCAAGCGCTATGTTGAAAGCGTCTGAATATCCATCAAGTTCATCTGGAGTTAAAATTTTATTCTCTCCATAAGAACTAAATCCAGCAGTTAAAATATGACCAACCACTTTATCCTTTTTGTGTTCAATATTTGTCGGCTTATGCTTAAAAAGTTTTGCAATTCTTAGCGCAGTTTCCGTATCAATGCCGTCATCATTTTTATTAAAGCGATTTACGACTGCGGCATTAAAAGCCACTCCCAAAAGATCAATATTTTCGTTAAGATCTACTTCATTGTTTGGAATAAGTGGAGCTAGATGCTCCAAAGATGCTTTTGAAAAGGTATCAATAATGGGGCAAACTTTAATTTGCCCAATTGTGAAGTTTGAGATATATTTATATTTGCTCATTTTTTTCTGAATGGTATAAAATTGCAGATGGATAAGTTTCTAACTCATGCTCTCCAGAAATATCTAAAATTTCACTAATAGTTTGGAGTTCAATGATTTGATCTATATCGTTTACACAAGATTCGGCTGTTTCATTCCAATCTCGCATTTCTGAAGAGCAAACGATTGACTCACATAACTTATCTGCCATTTCTGATTGAGATTTACTTAGTTCTTGTTTTTCGAATTTTTTCAAAAGTAATTTTTCAATATTTTCCTTTAAAGTTTCAGCGCTATATATTACTTTTTGAATATTTTTTTGAGAATATCCTTTAATGGTTTTGCTTGGAGCTTTTTTACCAACTGGTCTTCCAGCTACTTTAGGAGTAGTATTTTTTGCTGGAGCCGCTGGCTTTGCTACTGCTGGAGAAGCTCCTGGTGGAAGTTTTGGAGCTGGTGGCGCGATAACTGGAACTCCACCAACTAAAGGATTATAATAACCTTTCTTTCTTTCTGAAACAAATTGATCTTGAGTTGAACCAATCTCTTCAGAATTTGGAAATCTGCCAGTATTAAACACATCTAAACCTTGTTGAGGAGTAATAATTCCTAATTCCATTAATCTAGTCGTAATCCTTAGCAATTCAGTTTGATCCTTTGAATCGATATCTGTAAATTTAGCGACAGGAATTTGTCTAAAGCCTAAATTTTTTGCAGTTCTATTTATTTCTCTTTGCAAGAAGTCATTTAAAAATGCTCGTCTAGCTTCATTCAATTTATCCATGAAAATACGAGCTTTTACTTCTGTAGTATTGTATTTTTCGCTACCAAGCATTATATTCTGCAAACCATTTCTAATATCTTCGTTTAATACTTGATATTTTTCTGGTCCAATAATTTTTGATATATCTGGAATAATAAATTCTGCTTTAGTTGTGTAGTCTGAAACTAATACGCGACCAACACTCTCATTCATAAAAAGTTGTTGCATCGCATGAAGGTTTTGAGCATTAATGCCACCCTTCTCTGGTTCTGCTCCCATTGTTATTAATAAAATAACATTTTCAACAGTTCTTGTGATTGCTTGATCCATTTTTTGCAATTCCAACTTCGCATTAATTGGCTCTAATACAGAAAAACCAAATGGAACCGCAAAAGGTTCATAATCTTGTTTTTTATAAAAACTATATGAGACTTTTTCTTTATCAATTTCAATTAAAAGTCCTCTTGAATAATACTGGCCTTTTTCTATTTTTTCTTTTACATCTTTTGGCAAGGCGTTAAAAACTTCTCTGTCGTAATCATCCTTTGGATTACGCAATCTTTCCATATCGTACTCTGAAAGAATTTTTTGATAAGAAGTTCCAACAAAACTTAAACTTCTTTGAGCTACAATATCGAATGGGTTAAGCAGAATGTATTTAATTGGGACTTTATCTGGTTTTAAGCCTTCGGCAGCATAAGTTTTAGAAAGTGTTGAAAAATCTTCTAAGGAAAGCTGCCCATCAATCCTGTAAAGGAAAATATTTCCGCTTCTATAGTACTCTCTAAAATATTGATCCTTCAAATCCCATAATCTAATCTTATTAAACCATCTATAAAAGAAATCTCTTGATGCTTTATTGCCACCTTCTAAATAAATTTCTGAATTTGCAAATTCAGCCATTACATCAATTGAATTTCTAAAAATTGCAACATTTGCATAAGCTTTTTGGCAGAGTTCGATAGCCTCTCTTACGTTCACGCCATCGGAAGCATATTCATAAGGCAACAATCCAGATCTAATGCTGCTAAATCTATTAACTACATTAGATAAAGCAGATCTATTAACTCTTGCTGAGTTGTTTCTATTGTTTGAATTTGATGCTGAATCTCCAGTTCTTGAATAAGATGCGTCTGAAGTATAAAATGGTTGCCCAGCTGAAACTGGCGGCACTGATACGGAAACGGAACCTTGAATAATTTTTACTTCGCTTGGAAACGACTCTTTACCAAACCTGTTCCAATATTCCGATTTTTTATTATACTTCCTTTTTTCAGACATACGAATTTATTACACTTAAAAGTTGACTTTAAAGTTACTTTATAAACATTGGCGTAAACGTAGTTGGTTTTTGAACTACTACATTCATCATGTCATAATAAACATTCATAATCCAATTGCCTAAAATAAGTGCTGAATAAGAATCTTTTCTTGCTCTGTCTGGACCCTTTTGCCCTTTTAGATTTGGAGGCAAGTCAAAAGTTTGAGTGCCATTTGCTGTCGTACTTGGTTGAATAAGAGCGCATTCAGCCTTAGTTAAATCTAACATATCCTTTTGATGCTCAATAAAATCAATCATTTTTGCGCTAGAGCCTTGGTTTTCATCCTCTACACGTAAAAACTTAATGTTATCTATTGGAATGCTTTTATTTCTTTGTGTTTGGTAGTCATCATTCATTGCTGCTCCAGCAAAAAATATTTTTTTATGATCAAAGCCTGCTTGTAATAATTCGTTTGCGTACCTAATCCATCCAGAAGATGGCTTTCTTAAATGGCATATTCTTTTTTGTGATACATTGTATTGATTTCTACAATTTTTGATTGCTTCATTATATTCTTGCAAATTTTCGAAATCAGCATCGAATGTTTCAATTTTAATCTTTGTGCTTTTAAAAAGCTCACTTTCATTCACTGAATTTAAAAATTGAACGCCTCCATTATAGTCACCAACCATGCAAACAATATTAAAATTTGTTAGCAAGTAATGAAAATAGAATATATGTTCTTTTAATGTGGTTCCAGCTATCGCATAACTATGCACAACAGTTCCAGTATTTTTTTCTTGATTTAATTTAATGACCTGCATTGCAAAATCATCAGATCCTTCTGATTCTGACCAAGAAGGATCGAATGCTAGGATATATTTGGCATTTGGGTCACCAGCAATTTCAACAGATTGGCCTTCGCCATCTTTAATTGTGCATGCCATCATTTTACTTACTTTAAAATATCCACTGCTGTCATCTGTAAAAACAGCTCCATACTCTCTTTCGAAAGCAGACTCACTTAAGGTCGCTTTTGCTTGTTGTAATGCGGCTCCATCATACAATTGACTTGGCGCACAATCATAACTAAAATGCATGATCACTCTATGAGCTAGATTTTTGTTATTTTCTGCATTAATTAAATTTTCGTATTCTTGATATATCTTATAAAGATATTCAAACTTATAACTTGCAGAAGATAATCCAATAATTTTATTGTTGGGCCAAATCGTTCTTTCGTCTTCGGTCATTTTTCCTTCGGCAATCATTTTGCTTTCCATGTTGTGAATGTTTTGCCTTTCAGTTGGATTTTCTACAACTGCCAAGAATGGAGTTATAACTTCTGTAAAGATCTTTTCTGGCATCAACAAAAATTCATCGATAATCATTCTTTGAAAACGAAAACCACGAAGCTTTTCGCCATCACCTAATGGCAGTGCCGTAATTCGAGATCTACCAATCTCCATAAACCACTCATCATTGCCTCTAGAAACCCTTGTAATGGCCTCTGCGAACATGGAAGCCTTAACTGTCTTAGAAATCTCCTCAATCTTCCTAAAAATCATTTTTGCTTGACGAAATGATTTAGATATGATGCCAATATGAACGCCTTGATGCATAATTGCATCTAAAATAGCAAAAACGCCAGTGGTAAACGATTTTGAAAGACCACGACTCCAAATTCCCAGAAAATAATCAGTTTGAAACATGGCCTTAATAGCCATATGCTGAAATGGAAACAATTCCACTCCAGTTAATAGCTCTGAAGTGAAAGATGGGTTCTCTCTTAGAAATTTATACAATAAAACTTTAGCTTCTCTCTCGTCCAAAAAACCTTCTTTCTCAAGAATTAGTTTATTGATGTCTTTATTTATGTTTCTACTCTTTTGATTTCCAAGTTCCCAGCTCATAATTTTTTTTCGTTAATGAAATATTGTAAATCAACATTCCAAATCTTTTTTCCATGAAATAAAATTCTTGGAACTAAATATTCACTATTTTTTCTATTTCCAGAGAAAACAAATTGGCAACAGTCTCTATATTCGTGTTGCAATACTCGCATGTTATGATAAATATATTTCATATTTGCTTTGTGAGCTGATTTTTTATTTGAGTCGTCTAATTTTTTTAAATCAGACTCTATAACAACAAATAAATAGCAATCCATTGCTCTACATCTATCTAATTCTCTTTTAAATCTTAAAAAATTGTCTTTACTCAATGTGGATTTGAAATCCCCTTCAGATTTTCTATCAACAAATGTATAATCAAAATAATCTTGGATCGCATAGTCGCCAACATCAAGTTTTCTAACTAATTGTTTTTCAAAAAATAAAGGTTCCTGCTCCCTAGTGTCAGTTAAAATTATTAAATCTTTAATTGAGTCGTTATTCCAGAATCCGTCTGGAATTTTTGCATTAAACATTGGCTTTGTCCCAATTTCTTCGCATGCAAACGTATAACTTTTAAAGAATTTTTTATATATAGATATGCTTGGAAGCATACTTGTATAAAGTTCAATTTCATTTGGCGCAAAAGTTAAATTTCGACTTTTAATTCTACTTTCGAGCTTGCTTAATATATAATTTCTGACAGTTTTTTGATTAGCAGTCTCACACCAAGCATAAACCTCAGACACACTATTAAAATCATACTCAAAATAAGATTCTTTATTTTTAAACGGAAGTAATTCATTGGTTAATAGATTTCTACGTGAAAAATGTTTTACGAAATAATCATGAAGATAAATTCCATGCTTTTTTATGTGCGCATGGAGAGATCTTTCGGAATCAAATTCTTGTTCACACTCTAAACAGTTAAATGACATCTTCTTTTGAAATTCCTAAGACTCTAGCTTTAAATGAGACCATGCCTTCAAGACGTTCAGCTTCTTTTGACACTAATTCTTTTTGCATTTCAGCAATTCTAATCATATTTTTGCGCTCATCTTCTTCTTGAAACATTTGAACGAGTGAAAGAATCGAAGCATTTTCTCTTTGCTTATTTTTCATCCTCTCCGCTCTATCGCCTTGAAGTTTTTTTGTTAAAGTTTCTATTCTTCCTTCGCATTGGTGGTATTCACCGCTTTTAGCTTTGATAATTTCTGCTAATTTAACCGTCATTTCATTTTGATCTTGCGCGTCTTCAAATAAATCATTCAATTTATTCAAATGTTTGCTTATAACTTCGAGATTAATAATTTCCTTGCAAACATTCATGTATAAATTAAGTTCGTCAGCAGTTAAATCTGGTTTATCCCAAGTTAAGCGAACAAATTCTTCCTCAAAAAGATTGCGATCATCTTTAGAGGTATAGTTATTCATTATTTTAATGAATCGAGAATTTGATAAATTAATCGCCATTTTATCTAGGCAATTTTTTTGATTTCTCGCTAATTTCAATTCCTCTAGTTGAGTGCCAGTAGAATCAAATACTTTTTTGATTAATCTTGGATATGATTTAGGTGGGCTGTATTGCGTCAGCAAGCCACTTTCTTGACTTGGAACAAAATCTTCGTTAACTGTACGGATATGTTCCAATACAGCCCTCTGTTCGGCTCCTAGCTTCTTTACTTCCCTATCTGGAAACAGTAATTCAGCGATTGCAAACGAACTCATTCCATTTTCTGCAGATTGCATTATAAAATGCTTGTTGGCTTCGGTCAATTCTACCGCTTCTACCTTTACATGCTTTGTTGTTTTGTATTGAATTTTATTTCGAACTAAAAAAGCTTTAATTAATTTGCCTTGTAAAGTTCTTCCGTCAAGAGACTCATCATCAAAAACTTTTCTAGTCAATACATTCAAATCTCTAATCAATTTATAATTATTTAATATAAATTCCTCTTGTT